GATCTAAATTGTTGGTTCATTATTTTTAATCGCTCTTCATCATCCAGTATAGCTCTTTCCTCTTCAAATAAACCTCTAGGAACGAAAGAAGCCCCGTTACCACCAGTCATTGCTAACCTTTCTTCTATAGAGGGTGGGGGAGAGGCATTAAAATTTTGTTCTATAGGAGCTGCATATACTGGTGCTGCTTGTTGCTGCTGTTGATTTCCGCCTGACATTTGAGAAGCAAACTGCGCTGTCTCCATAGGGTTTTCTTTTACCGCTGTGCCAAATCTTTCACCAGCTTGGCCAAAATCAAGTCCGCCAGATTGAGCGCTTTGACCCATTTGACTTTGCGGAACCTGACTATTATAAGTAGCTCCAGGGTTTTGTGATACACCAAGGTCATTACTTCTAAAGCTATCAAACAATCCTGGCTTAACCTCTGTGGCGTTAGCGGATATTTCAGCAATATTTTCAAACCCAGTAGGTTTTGGAGCTTGTATTGATGGGTTAAAGCCGCTGGTTGCAGGGTTTACATTAGCTCCTAAATCAGCCGCATTAAATACTTGGTTGCCTCCAGTTTTGACAGTTTCTGTTACTGCCTGCTTGGTTGCCTCTTCTGCTGCTACGTTCTTGGCTGTCTCTGTTGCTGCTTGCTTGGCTGCTTCTGTTGCAACCTCTTTAGCTGCTACCTGTTTAGCTGACTCTAAGCCAGCTTGTTTAGCAGCTTCTTGAAGAGCTAGGCTTTTAGCCGCTTCCGCTGTTGCGACTTGACCACCTGCTTGAGCTGCGGCTTGACCACCTGCTTGCCCAGCGGCTCCTGCGCCAGCACCTAAGCCTCCAGTCACTGCGCCTAAAGTTCCGCCAAGTAATGCGCCACGAAGGCGATCTTCTGGATTTGTTACCGCTCCAGCAACTGCTCCTAAGAGCATTGGTATTAGAAATGGAAGTGCCATGATTTATCCTATTAGTAACACCACAATACGGGTGTAGTTTCTCTTATATCTACATGGACGAAGCTCTTTGCTACGCCTATTCCTGTGAAGCCTAGTTTAACAGCGTGTTCCACAACTGCCATTCTTTGCGCTCCACCTGTTACTTTTATATCTGCTGCAATGCCTTGAGCGTGAGTTCCAGGTTTAGACTTCTTAACCTCAATACTGTGACTAGGATCTCTATAACCAGAAGTAATGATAAAAGGAAACCCGCAGGCTTCCCTCAGCTCATCTAGCTTTGAAACAAACTTAACATTAATACCGTTAACGCCCGTTTCTTGGCAATCAAAATCTTCTAACTTAAAGTATTTAAACATTAAGACTTCGCTTTAAATATTGTTGGGTTGTTTTGCTGACCTGCTGCAAGCTGATTCATACCTTGACTAGAAATATTCGCAAGCATACTGCCACCTTGACCACCTTGACCACCTTGACCACCTTGAGCGGCTAATCCTGGCTGTGCGCCAAAACCAAAGGCATTAAATTGTGGACCCATTTGTCTTTGCCCCATTTGCTGCTGCTGTAGCTGCTGGAGAATTAGTGGGTTAGCTCCCATTGCTGCGTTAAATCTTGCTCCTTGCTCACTGCGCTGTCTAGCTGCATGTGCTTGCATCTTATCTTGCATGGGGCCAGAAGACATATCAATGCCGCCTAAAAGGCCTTTAAATGGATTGTCGAATTTATATTCTGTATTATCCCTTGCAGCCTGCATTGCTTGGAACTTATCAAAGCCACTCATTCCTGCTTGAGTCTGACCTAATACAGGATTCTGGCTACGATTAGCCATCATCTCGTTAAATCTGTTTTTCCCTGCGTCCATGCCAACAACAGAATCTCGCCACTCAGCCCAATCTTGTTTATTTTGTGATTTTGAACCTGGGCCTTTTCCATTATTTTTATTTGCTGGACTAGAAAACATTGTGCTACCAGTTTCAGCCTCATACCGCTTTTGCAGGTCAGTCAATACTGGAGGTGTATTATTTTGATTTTGTGGGTAAGGCATTATGATCCACCTCCGCCACCAAATAGACCGTAAGCTGCTATTCCAGCACCCGCTGCTGTAGCTGCGCTATTACCACCACCGCCACCACTGCTAGTAGTGTTACCAATTTGGCCAAGGTTAATACCGCTAATACGGCTACCCAATCGGTCAAGTGCAGTCTCAGGAGCTTCTTGCTGGAATCTAAAGCGCTCTCTATCAGCGTCAATAAGAGCTTGATCGTAAGAATTCTGTTGAGCACCAACAGCAGAGACAGTCCTAGCAGGCGCTAAAAGGCCGCTCTGGACGCTACCAAGGTTCTGAATGGCATTCTGTTGATTACGCAAGATAGCTTGTGTAGCAGCTCCTGACGTAGCCTCAGCAGCACTCTGCTCTTGAATGCGCTGTCGATCACCACCAAATGCGCCTTGTTGGATAGCTTGACTGCCAATTCCAGGAAGGATCTGACTTTGCAAGTTAGCAACTAGCGGATTTATAATGGCTTGGCTTTGCTCTGAGTTAGGATCAAACGCTGCGCTCAAGTTCTGAGCCGCTTGCATTCCAAGACCGCCTTGAATACCGGCAGCATCAAGACCTAGCTGTTGACCAGCTACAGTATTAAAGCCTTGATCTGCTACTGTCTGACCTGGATAGAATTGTTGTGGACCAGCATCAAATGCGGCCTGAGACATTCCAAATAATTCAGTTAAAGCCTTTTCCTGCGCTGGAAATGGCCTGGTTGTTGTTGTTGTATCTGATGGTGTACTGCTGCCGCCGCTCATATTATTTCTCCTGCTGCGGAATTGTCCGCTAAATTAAAACTGAAATCTCTCATATCTACTCGCCAGCCTTGGCTGACTAAAAACTTATCCAATCCATCTATGGGTGTCTTAACATTAATTCTTTTACACCCTAATTTTTTACCTTCATTGCAGAAAAAATTAAAATGCTCTGCAATTAAACTTCCTTTCTTATCATTCTTTCCCCATGCGAGCCAGCAAAGAAATGACTTATGCCCATTTATAGGGTGAGTTTCGACTGTAAATACGGCAAAACCTTGATCTGTTTTGTAAAGCGCTGCTGTGCCATTAGTGCAAGCTGCGTAAACATCTTCAGGTCTATATTCAAGCCAAGGGAACTGAGCGTGTATCTCTCTTATCCCATTGCCTACCCAATCCCATTCTTTCTTTATATCTGCTACTACTGGATTCATCTCTCTCTTTACCCCTATCCTACTTTATGCCAAGCCTCATTTAAGCCAAACCTAAACAATCCTTCGCTAGCACTTCCAAAGGTATTATCAGTGTTTGTCCCATCGCTGTAAACTATATCACCAATGGTCGGCGATACTGGAGCAGCAGACAAAGGAATAAAGTAATGAACAGTTTTTAGATCATCTATCAACTGACGAATAGCTCTTAACTCGTTCTCAATAACTGGTCGGTTATACTCTGCTGGAAGATTAGCCATTATCGCTCACCTTCCATTCGACCTTGAACCACTAGGTTAGTAATTGTCCAATTATCAGCAGAGCCATTACTTTCTATCTTAATTGTAATGTATCGACCAGCAGCTCTAACTGGGAAGCTCTTGAATGTTTGATCAATAATAAAGCTATCCTTAGCTAGGAATGTTGGAGTGGCATCAATAGTGCTTGAGAATCCAACAGAAAGTGTTGGGTTTCCAGACTCTTCTGATATTTCCATACCTACGCGAATAGCTGATATTTCTTTGATGCGATCTGCATCGCCAAGGTCGTGAGATCTAGTAATTGCAGACACGCTAGCATTAGCTAGTGTTGGAACATTGCCTTCTCTATAGAAGTTACCAATAGAATCTGCCGATAAAGCTGTATGAAATATACCTCTATCTAAATAGCAAGATATAGTCTGGTCTCGCATTCCCCACTGACCAGTCTTATAGTTGTAATATATTTCTTTAGTTATGCTTGATTCATTTAAAGGGACACCCCAAACAACTTCATTTTCTTTTGAGTTATCAAAGCCGTATGCCTGAGCAAGCTCATTATCAGTCGCATTATCCCTAAAGAATTGATTCATACCGCTTTCACGGCCAATCATTTTCACAGAAGATCCATCGGTAACAAAGAATCCATCTCTGCTTAATCCGTAGTTTTGACGACCAACAGAAACAACTGAGTTAGGAGACACTGCTCCAACGCTACCCTCTAACGCTACTTGATAACCAAAGATGTTAGGCAAGCCAACATAGTTAACTACAAACATCTGAGTTTCTGTGTAAACCGCTAAACCAGTACCTAGCTGTGCTACACAACGTATGGGAGTCTCTGCTTCACGAATTAACAAGCTACCAGCAGT